CTGATCCTACTAGGTCCTGTCCTTGCAATTGAGCTTTGCTTAAAGCGTCAACGACTTGTAGTTGCGCTTTGCAGGCTAAATCGTAATTGCCATTCTTAACAGCTAGTACGCTGAGATTTTCCATACGAGCGGCACGTTCGAGTTCAACCTGATTAGAATTAGATGTTAGGTATGTTGCTGATGCTACTGTGATTGAGGCGATTGCAATCGCCAGAGATGCTAGAACTACTGATTTCTTCATTGTTATTTTCCTTTTGGGTTAATGTTTATAGATTTGTCAACTTGTGATTGACATAACTATTTATATTAGCATATATTACATTTTGACTTTTGTCAAGAGAAAGCCCCACCGAAGTAGGGCTTCTTTTTTCATTTTGAACTTTATGGGTTCAGAATTGAAGTTAATGTAGAACGAACAATTACTTGTTCATTACATACATAGTCACTTCAAAACCGAAACGCATTTCAGTTGCTGCTGGTTTTGTCCACATAGTATTTCTCCTCGTTTATAAAAATGGTACTGTTTATAAACTCATGTCAGTGGAGATATCGATCTTTTGATAAAGGTCCACCTTGAGGCCTATTAGTACTACGGCAACGATTGTCTGTTGTCCTTAATACTTATATAATATTATATGACAAAACCATCTAAAAGTCATACGTAAAATCATTAATAACCGCTAGTGATCTCAGCCGTTCAATACCTTAGCAAGACTGTTGATTACAGATGCAATACGACCAATGTCACGAAGTTGTTCTACAGAGTAGCCCATCTTCTTTAATCCTTCGTAGTGCGCCTTGACACAGAAGTGACACTTGCCAACAATACTAGCGGCCAATGAGTACGATTCAAATCGTTCGGCAGTAGTGCCACCGTGTGTTGAAATCGCATTCATACGCAACTGTGCTGGTAGTCCACCTAGTGCTGGATCACCGGCCATTTCAACGTAGGGATACCATACATTGTTCTGCGCCATCAAACTCGCGGCAGTCATTGCAGCATCACGTTCTTTCTCATCAGCAATGTTGCTCATGATGAACGAAATCAATTTGCCGTTGCCCGTTGACATTGCGGCTGCTAATGCACAACCTTCTGCTTCTTCTACAGGCAGTGTACTACGCTTAATAACAGCATCAAGATTTAACTTAGTGTCCTTTGCGTACTCTGGCAACGATTCTTTAAGTTGATCCACCCATGCCGTCATTACAGTGTCTCTCCACCGACTGTGCGGTTACATGCACATAGTTCGCCAGTTTGAAGGGCATCGAGAACACGAAGTGTTTCTTCTGGGCTACGACCAACATTCAAGTTGTTGACAGTAACGTGTTGGATTTCGTTGCTTGGATCAACAATGAATGTAGCACGTAGAGCTGCGCCAGCCGGTGCGTAAAATATACCAAGCTGTTCAATCAATGACTTCTCACCACGTTGTGTATCTGCAAATTGATTGTGTGTGATCTTTTGTAGATCACTGTGTGCTTTCTGCCAACTGACTTTACAGAACTCATTGTCTGTGCTGCCTGTGAGCAATACTGCATCACGGTCAGCAAAGTCTGCGGTTAACTTATCGTAGGCTACAATTTCTGTAGGACATACAAATGTAAAGTCCTTTGGATAGTAAACGATTACTTTCCATTTTCCTGGAAAGGATTCCTCAGTGATGTCAAAAAACGCATCATCAGGCTGTCCTGGTTTAACTCCCGTTACCACAAACGGTTCTAATTTATCGCCAACTGTTTTCATATCTTCTCCTTGTGTGTGTTGAAAACTATACTCAGTATTAACACTGATAACTTATTGTACATTTATATATCCTATTAATCAAGTGATTTTAATAAATTTTTCAACAATTATTTTAATGACACCTATTAAAAAAATTAATAACAAAAAAAGAGCCCTAAGGCTCCTTTGATGTATTCTAAGAATTAATTAGAATGAGTACTTAACACCAGCGGCAACTGTGCTGCCGTTTTGGTTGTTAATCTTGCTTTGACCAGCTTGGTAACGATAGTCAACTGTAGCAGCCAATTGCTTGGTCAACGGATAGCTAACACCTGCACCAACTAGTGCGGCATAACCGTCAGCAGCTGAACCGCTGTTAGCGATATAGGCTGCACCTGCTTTAACTGCAATAGTAGCAGTAGCAACAGTAGCAACATCGTATGACCCAACTAGGCTGTACTTGCTGGTATCTGTACCTTTGGTGTAACGATCAAATCCAGCGGTTGCGCCAAACTTGCCAAACTTCTCACCAACAGTGAATCCTGCACCTGGGCGATCATTTGAACCACCCATATCGTAACTACCGTTGACTCCTACTTCAACAGCACTTGCTGAAAATGCAGCCAATGCCAGTAACGATGCGATTGCTAATTTTTTCATATTTAATTTCCTTTATAATGAAATGACCTACGTCATTGCACTATTATATAGTCTTACAGACCGTATGGTCAAAAATAATGGCGCCAAAAAGCGCCATTATTTGGGTCAGTTCAAATTAGAACTTATAAGCAACACCACCTTGTAGTGATGTGTATTCGCTATCGCCTGTTGTGCGTCCTAGCGATGCACCTAAAATTACATTTGATGCATACTTGTAATCCACGCCAACTTTATATGTGTTGGTTTGATCTTCGCGAACGCTGTCGAATGCATTACGATATCTCCATGAACCTTTTACAGTCCAAATATCGTTAACTGTATAACCAACGCCTGGCTCTACTGACCAATAGGCAAAGTTATCACCTTCAACGAACTTCTCACCGAGTGCGCCGCGCACACTTACTGCTAATCCTAAGATTTTTTCATCTAGTTGTGCGCCAGTTTCATAGCGGCTACTAAATTTTTGTGAGTTTTCTTCTACACGAGCTTCTTGTTTAACATCTAGTTTGATGCCTGGAGCAACTTCACGACCAAGGGTTAGGTTATAACCATTTTTATCATTTGGTGCTGATGTGTAGTTATAGTGTACCGCATCTAATTTAATAAAATTACGGTTGTCTTCTGCTTGTGCTACTGATGCAAATAATGCTAGTGCTACTAATAATGCTTTCTTCATATACTTCTCCTTATGTACACTGTTTGGCATGTGGTTCCGTAGTTCAAATATCACCAAACAATAAAAAAGGGCCTCGCAGCCCAGTCAAATATTTACAACATTATACAATAACCGTAGGTAAATGTGGTTAAAACCAATAAAAAAGGCCACCGAAGTGACCTTTTTGCTATTTTTGGTTACAAGGTATAACTACCCCGGACCTGCTGTTTTTTAGGCAGCTAGAGCAACTTTGCTTTTACCAGAAACTGTGTTTCCAGTGAAGCTCATTGCTGTGAAGTCAAATGTATCTGCGTTTGCATTTACGTTTTTTGTATTTTACGTGACCCCACGTGTTGAGTCGTTATCCTATCTCACGCTGTCGAAACCTGGTCATCCCCACCCAAATATACTTTTTAATACACTTGGGTGGAGATGGGCGGAATCGAACCGCCGTCCAACATGCCTTACTTTACAACTTTGCCGATTTAACGGCTACAACAATTCTTTAATTACTTGCTACGTGCTTTGCGAACTGCTCGCATTGCTCTAGCTCTTTGAGTCTTTGGTTTACCTTGCGCCATAACAAACTCCTTGTTTTAGTAATATTATTTAACCAACTTATGCTGGATAAATGTTTGCTGCCTGCTTGCCCTTTTGGCCTTGCACTACATCAAACGTTACTGCTTGGTTTTCCTGTAGAACTTTGAAGCCTGAAGACTGTATTGCTGAGTAATGAGCAAATAAATCCTCACCACCGTTGTCTGGAGTAATAAATCCAAAACCTTTGGTTTCATTAAACCATTTTACTTTTCCTGTTGCCATTTTACTATATTTCCTTTAATATTAAATTTTACTTTCTTTTTGACTTTGTGTCAAGAGTTTAGAATGTAAAATCATGTTTTCTGTTACTAATTTGGTTAAAGTTGCTAATATAACCAAACGTTCGTTATCTGTGTAAACATCTTTGTCAAATTGATCAAGTATGCTTGTTCCAATCATTTTCATTGCTTCTGTCTTGCCTTGCTTAAATGACCCCCAGTCAAATGGGTCACCATCTTCTACCGCAAATGCGATATCAATTAGTTCTTCTAATGTTACTTTAGCCATCCTACCTTTTCTCCGCTATCGATTCTTCTTTGGTGTTCTTCAACACTCCCAGGAAAACGCCAAGCCCAAATGGCAACAACGGCCATAAAGCCAGCAGTACTGATAATTCCAATTGGTTTAACTCCTGTAAAGAACATTATGATTAAACTAGAGCTCATCATGGCCAGCATGAAGAACTTCATCTTGGTAGGGAACACTCTGCGTGTATTCCAGTTGGTTAAAAACGGGCCAAACAGTTTGTGATTGTATATCCAACGATGCATACGTTCACTGCCCTTACTGAAACAGTAAGCTGCGAATACTACAAATATACTATAAGGTAATCCGGGAGTGATCAACCCAACATAGGCCATTCCTAAACTTAGGAATCCGAGGCAGTTCCAAAATAATTTTTTCATTAAACTACCCTAACACTAGATCCTGCACTGCCTGAGTAGGTCACTGCTCTGTCATAGTTTGCAGGTACAGTCCATGCTCGTGATACTGATATAATTGGCATTCCGCCTGCTTTAAATCCTACTTCTGTAAGGTTATCTGATTGGTTTCCACCAGCTATTAGAACACTGCCGTTTGATGGATTGTATCCTCGGAAAAATCCAATATGGCCGCCACCTGCTCGACTGAATACCACGATGTCATTCAATCTCCATTTGCTTCTGTCGTCTAGTGGTATTCGTGTACCGAATCCATTATAGGCCAAGCTGCTCAGAGTCTTAAGACTTTGCACTCCAGATGCTTTCATGACTGAACCAGCAAATGCTGCACACCAAGGAGTTGAATCTGAATTAAGATTGAAACCTACTGACTTATAACAACTAACAATGTATTGATTACTGCCAGTTTCCTTCCAACGACCCGATCTAGCATCGGACAGCGCCGTGTCAATGTTTTTAGAAAGCACAGCAAAAACTGCATTGGGATCTGCATTGGGATCTAGTTTAGCAGGAAATCCTCCGGATGTACTATATGCTCCAGGATTGGCTTCTGGTGTAACTTTTTCAAGAGGCCCTTCGTGTGGTACTTCACCACGGCCGGTTAATCCTACCTCAGCTTCTGCAGTAGTAGTGGCTAGGGCACCACTGGTAGCAACAGCCGCAGATTGTGTAATTGATATCGAAACCTGTACAGCCTCTGGGGAACCGATAGCTGGGCTAGGACTTGCCTGTTCCCATAATGCTATTAATTTTTTATTTGCGTAGACATCATTGGCACGCCATACATCAAGTATTGGTGGTCCTAGTCCGGTTCTGTATGGCATCTCTTATTCCTAGACTAATTTAATACCAGTGGTAGTTTGTATGAACTGATCAGCAAATGCCTTGTCTGTGGCTTCTGCAACTGTAACTGTGATTTTTAACAGTTTAACTTCTTTTTCCGGATTAACTGTGAATAGATATGGCATCAACCCTGGACCTTGTTGTCCCATACCAATTACCATTGGACGTGACAGCTTGTAAAAATTATCTGTTTCAGCGACTAGCCTAGCTACAATTTCTTCACCCGAAGTGAGTTTTAAAGTAATTACTTCACCTACCGCTACACCTTTATCAATTAACATTTTCTAACCTTTTCTTTAATTCTTGAAATCCACCTACTAGTTCTCCATCGAGAAAAATCTGTGGTACTGTTCGTGCTGTTGGTACTGCTTCTAGTAAGTCTTCTTTAGTATAACCATGTCCGACTTTCTTTTCTTCAAACTCGATGCCTTTCATCTTAAGTAGGCCCTTGGCCTGCTCGCAATGGGCACACATATCTTTACTCCATACTACTGCTTTCATATCCTATATTATCCTGAATAAACGATTCCACCTTTTTTGTCTGTGACCCGAACCAGCAATGCTCCAGCATTCTTTTTAGCCAAAGCTGCAGAAATAGCTGCCTGCTCTGTACCGTAGCTGCCAAGTGTAGACCACGATTCGTAAGGTGAGTTTCTTTTAAATTGTGCTTTGTACATGTTTATTATATAGCCGGAAGAGCATCATAGTCAATATTTTCGCTCATTATACCAATAACATAATTAGTGCTTTCGTTTTCTTGTAAAGCGGTTTGTTTTTTGCTGGTGTCCGAATGCTTATTGAACCAAGGAATTGGTGTTGTCTTAGGTGCAGGATTGGTGTATTTGATGCCAATGTCTTTCAACGCACCAACTGCTGTATAGTCTACGAATTCTTTAAGAATGTTAGCGTTCAACCCAATCACAGGTCCTTTGTTAAACAAATAGTCGGCCCAGGTCTTTTCTTCACGGATAACATCCATATACAACGCATATACTTCAGTTTCACATTCTGCTTTAATATCAGCAAAGCGACTATCTTCTTTAATCACTTGATTAATCAAATAAGCAGTCCATCCTTTGTGTAATAGTTCGTCTTGGAGAATC